TTTAATTTGGGAATAAGAACATACTTATTTTGTTTTCTTAACATATACTTTCTGTTGAGTTGCTACACTATGACCCATCATATTTGCGTCTTTTATCATTTCTTCCTTAACATCACTATATTTAGATAAATATAACTTCCTTAATAATGTAGTAGATATTGATTTACCGATATATTTATTAGATGTCTTTAAAAGTAATTGAGATAAAGCATTACTCGTAAGTGGAGTTCCCGCTTGACTTTTAAATAATCTTCCTTCTCCATTCCGTTTTAAATAGTAAAATAATATCTTCTTTAATTCTTTATCTTCTATATCTATTTTTTTTTCTTCGTATTTAGATTGTGTCTTGTAATTATTCAATACGAAATATAATAGATTTTTATTAATAACTAAATAGTTTTTAGATTCTCGTTCTTCTTTTGATAATTTATTAAATGCTCCTTGTTTTATAGAATCCATATTTGCTAAATCATTACGAAATGGCATCTTCATGTAAATCTTAAATATAGTATATACTTGAAGAAGTGCTTTTTCCTTCTTTGATAATTCTTCTTTTTTCCTTATTGGTTTCAATTGTGTATCCATTTCTTCTACCATTTTATTTAATTCTTCTATTGTCTGTTTAGGATCATCTCCGAAATTCTTCTTTTGTTTATCACTTATAACTCCTTTTTCATTTTCTTCTTCGTATTTAGTATTAAATTCATCTCGTGTTTTAGTATAATTATCAATTATTTCTTTATCTCCATCTACCGCTAATAAATATACTATTACCGCATTTAATGTATTTCTCTTACTTGTATAACTTAATGTATATTTTTTTCCCGCTTTTGTTTCTTGTTCTTCTTCTAATTTTTTCATAACTTCATTTGGTTCTTTCAAAAATTCAAAATCGTCTGATTTAAATAATTCTTTCAATTTATTTAAACTATGTTCGTATTGAGTTATTGATATATCTTTTAAATTTGGTCGTTTGCTCTTGATTATTTCCGTTAAATTCATGATGGTTATATTATAGTTTAGAAATTAAATCTAAATAGATTCAAATTTTTTTTCTTGAATATATTTATTTATTCTTGAATAAAACTAATAATAAAAGTCAAATTTGTTTTTTCTTATATATTATATTTTCGTTTTATCTTTATATATTTTCTATTCACCCCATATTCTCGCACAAGCACCTTCATATATTTCATCATCCATTTCTATTCCAATAAAGTTTCTATTCATATTTATACAACTTTTTCCCATAGAACCCGAACCCATCGTGGGATCTAAAACAGTATCCCCTTCTTTACTATAATATTTTAATATCCAATCCATTAATGCTACTGGTTTTTCTGTGGAATGTTTCCCTCTTGTTGATTTTATTTCTAATAATGATGTGGGAAGTGCTGGTTCATAACGCGGTTCTCCATTCTTTCTTTCTTTACATTCATGACTCATTATATCTCCATATGTTGTATTTTTTCTCATAACCTTTTTAATTCCATCATCTTCTTCTTCTTTAATCAATGATGTTGGAAGTGGTGGATTATACATACTTTCACCACCTTTTCTTTTATAATCGGGTCTATCTATATTACCATACAAAGTTGATTCATTTTTATATGTTTCAGTTGGTCGCTTATCATCTTCTTCTTTAATCAATGATGTGGGAAGCGGTGGTTCGTATCTTTGTTTATGTCCCCCCAATTCTTTATTATCTTCTGTATTTACTTCTCCGTATGTGCTATCTTTTTTTGTTTTTACCCATTTATGTTCTTCTTCTTTAATCAATGATGTTGGAAGTGGTGGAGTATATTTATATGAAGGAGCAACATCTACTACTTCTCCATCTTTATATATTTGTCCTTTTCTTCCTTTACATTCTCTTAAAAATTTATGTTTATGACTTGATATATCATATAATGGTAATCTTTCATAAAATACATATAACATTTCATGTTTTCTCATTGGCATTTTTTTAGCACACAAATGACCACATGGAGAACTTTTACACCATACTAAATCATATCTAAAAGGACAATCCTTCGGTGCATTATTTATTAGTTCTACACCAAATTTAGTTGTTGTTGTAAAAAATATCGGAGTTGTAAATTTTTTTATTCTCATAAATTCTTTCCACATTTCTTGTAAATCTATTTTATTATCCCAAGCACAACTTGTGCATCCGTAGGGCAAGTCGCAAAATATTAAATCTACGGATCTATTTTCAATTTGTTTCATTTCTGTTATACAATCACCATGTAAAAGTTGTGCCATATTATATATTATATAATATTTTTATTTTTTAAAACAAACGGTAAATTAAATAAAAATTTAAGTTCATTCATACAATATTTAAAATGTTTATCAGTATTTCCTAAATGTGTATTACAAGAATTACATGTGAATCCACGAAAACTTCCAGTAATATGGTTATGTTCCATCCAATTCTTTTTTAATTCTTTATTACAAAAATAACAATTTTGTTTTTTTTCATATTGTATAAATATATCTTCGGGATAATATTTTAAATTCCTTTTTCTCCATGATTGCATAGTATAATGTTCTCTGTATTTAACATCCTTTCTTCGTCTTTGTTGATATTCAGCATTTTTTCTTTTTCCTTTTTCGCTTTGATTGTATTTCTGTTTAGAAGTAAGTTCCATATTTATATATATAAATATATGGGATAAACCTTAAATATATTTTTACGCATTATAACACATAAATTCCCCATCTTGAAGTGTGGCAATTTTGAGATGTTCCACCCAAGCACGAAGAGTATAATTCGTCCCCCCCGCAAGAGTAGTTTTATAAACAAGGTCAATGCCCTTCGTATTAACTCTTTGACCACGATTAAGACGAATACTATTCCAACAAAATTGCTGTATTAATGCAGTTCTCTGATTATTTTCTTCAAATGTGTTTGCTGTAATTTCTGTTGTCGCTTCATTACCGTACTCGCCACGACATAACATAGGAACTTGTCCTTCACTCTGTTGAGTAGTGGAGAATATTAAAGCAAGATTATCTCTATCTACACTAAATTCATATCTATCATTGTATAATAGATTCACTGATAAATCATGGGCAACTGTAGGTGCAATAGAATGAAAACCATTTATTAATGATTTTGCGAGATGCCTCGCATTAGATTGAAGACCATATATAATTTTGCTACATAACATTCCGTTTCCGCCGACTGGGAATACTAAATCAGTAAAATCTGCGGGTGCACCAGTCCGCTTCGCAAGATTATATTCTTTATACTGGAAAGATAAATTCTTATTCTGTTCCGCATATTGCCTCATAATCTCTCCATCATATGTTATTGAATCATAAATCATACGAACTTCATTTTGGTCTATATCTAATGAAAGGGTCTGATCACCACCATTTCCACAACACTGACGAAGAGATTGAACTGTTCCCGCTAAATTACTTGTTTTTGGCGTCCATGTTAGTTCTACAAATATCGGTTCTTTTATTAAATATGCGGGTAAAGAATATTCTCGCAACATCGGAAATAAATCCGACAAATATATAGAATATACTGGACTATCGGTAATATCATCATCCGTCGCTCCATTCATCTCTTGAAATCTATTTAATCGTTGGTCGGCGTTTGCTATGTCTATACCATTATCTATTCCAATCTTATTTGCCACTCGTGGTGTTGTATTATCTGTCGGACTTTGTTTATGTGCAATCATTCTCTGACTTAAATATTGTTCTCTTTCTTTGTTATTTTCATTTGTTAAAAACATACTTTGATAAGCGTGAAAATGGGCGAAATCTTCTACAGACGACACTACTTTCTGTCCAATCATTAACCTACACGATTGTATCAAACTTCCCACGCCAATATTTAATGGAAAATAAGTTTTATTTGCTGCAATTCCACTTGGAATAAGTGATAATGTTATTTTGGAATTTGAATGTAAAAATCCCACTCGTCTATCTAATGTAAAACGACAAAACGATTGTGAGAAAACAGTTGGTTCAATTACATCGGTAGTGACAATTTGTGCCATATCACTTGATATTTCACCAAGTCGCATAAGATTTGGAACTCGCTCCACATCGGGTTCGGGCGGTAATTCTCCTTCTCTTTCATAAGGTTCGTTCATTTTTATATAATATACTTATATATATTTTTTAATAAAATAAAATTATAAAAATTATTTTAGTTGTTAGAAAATATTTAACTCATTATCTGTATTTGACCACCACTCCATGCTAATGTATTCTTTGATTTAATAAATAGATAAGCGGAATTGGGATTTCCATCGTCTAATTGATTTCTCATATGAATACTAAATTGTTCATTACTAAAATCTACTCCTTCGCTGTCTAACATATCGTATAGCATTCCGACGCCATAAACGGCACCTCCTTGTGGAATAATTTTCCATCCTTGTGTATTACTATTAGTGACCACATAATTTCTATTGGAATTACATGGAGCAATATTAGTTCTTACGTGGTCTTTATCCATAATAATGGAATGAAGGAATGATTTAATAACTTGGGGATCCACAACTGGTGTATTATTTGTATCAGAATATACACTATCCGTGACAAATGCGGGAGGAAATCTCACACCATTTTTCAAAAACGCTATATCTAATAGATTGGCGAGTGCACCATTTACACCACCACTACTTGTAGTTGCTGGCATATATGTTAAATATTGGTCTTGTGCTAAATTATTTACAAAATTACTCGGAATAAAATTAACAAACGCTGATAAAACTTTTGATAAACCAAGTCGGAAATTTATAATTGATTGTGTTGATTCTAATGTTGTAAAATAACTGGAAATAGAATTAAATTCCATTGCTCCATTGCCGGGAAGTAATAGTTCCATTTCATCTAATTCGGGTTCATATACTTCAATCGTTAATTTCAAATCACTAAATTCATAAAAACAATCTTGTAATCCAGTTATATCTCCAGTAGTTTCTTGTGAATAAAAGAAAGCAGAATCGGGAACTAATGAAAGTTCTATATCAAGAGGAAATTCTCGTAGTGGTAGTTGGTTTCCACCGAGTGTCATTCCCGATGGTAATGAAATACAAAATGACGAAGCACCAGTATTACGAATTACATTATCTTGAAATGCTTGATAATTATTTGAAATTAAGGTAGTTTCTCCTAAATGACCAACCATATCTTGATATGACGATTGAACTGGAAGCAGACTGGAAAGTAGGCGTCCATAATGTCTTATTGACTCCGCCACTTGTTTTGTTTCAGCATGACGAAATACTAATTGGTCAATTGTTCCATATACTCCTAATTTTGGTGATGCCATTAAATTTGCTGCATCAACACCAGTGGGATGGTTTGTTCCAGTTGAATCTCTCCATATATTTAATTTACCGGATATACGAATAGTGCTCATATCTAATACAGCATTCTGTCGTCCAACAGTAAAAGTAAGGACTGGAAACCCACGAGCGTGGGATACACGTCCCGAACTGGGAACATTATTTGGGGATAGTTCAAGGTATTTGTAAGGCATTTTTATTATATTATTAAATATATTAAAATTAAAAAAAATTATTTTTAAAAAAACTATTAGAAAATATTTATAGAATTACACTTACCGAATCTTGTCTAATTATTAATTTTCTGATATGGAAAGATAAACAATTCAACATTTTATTTTTTGCCGGTGCCATATCCACTCCCGCTTCGGTGTGTTCATTGTATAATAATTGTAATTGA